ATAGGCAAGATGGCGGGCGTGCCCTTTGTGGTGATGGGTGCCCCTACAGCAACCGGTCTGCTTGTTCATGCTCTCGTGGCAGGTCTCCTTACTTTCGCATATTTGCAGACATTCAGAATTTAATTTCTTTTACATATTCCAATTATCATAAAAGTTGCGAGTAACATTTTCTAATTTATTTGCAATTGCAAAGGCATAAAATTCTTTAGAAACGGTAAATGCAATATGTTTGTGTTTTTTAGATTTTGTCCAATTCCATATAAAATTCCCTTTACTATTTTGAGGGCTGTGTTCAGCACGGACAGCATTGCTTGCATCTTTTCCACAAGGAAAAAGTTTTCCAAATACACACACAGGAATTGCTCTAGAATTATTTGCTCCCATGTTTGATTTTGATAACTTTGTACGCATTTCTAGTGATTTTCTTTTACCTTTTTGTGCAGCTCCTATCTTTCTACGGCTCTCACTTGTGTGAACCATGCCAACTTTTGATGCTGCTATGTTAGCACAATGCTCAGTTGAGAATACTCTATTTGTAAGTGCCGCTGATATATTCTTGCAATGTTCTGCTGTGTGAGATATGCCTGTATGTGCTACTGACATTTTTTCACGCGACTCCTTAGAAAAACTATAATTTTTTCTACCACCGGATGTCTTATTATATCCTTTATCTGGATTTGTAAGATTGTAATATTCAATTAAGAATGTCTCTATGATATCAAGAAGATATCTTGGACATGAAATTGTTAATACAATCACATTTGACCAACCATATTTTTTAATAGCACGCATGTGATGTTTATTGCTACCACTTTGACCACGACTATAATCATTCAGTCTACCCATTAATCTAATACTTTGCCCTGCATATAATTTTCCATTAGGAAACTGTTGAAGATAAATATGACCTATGTTGAATTGTTCCCAGCGAAAAAATTCCCAGAACATTGTAACATCATATGGGAACTGTTCGTCTGTGTTCATTTTTATGTTCTAACATATCTTAGAAAATTAAAGAGACCTTTTGTCAATATATGCCAGATTACACCTGATGACTTTCCGGATTTAATCCTTAAATTACATATATGGTTTGCCAAATATTTTTGGCATATCATTTGCTTACAGAGAGAATAAGTAGCTGTTTGAGGTAGCAGAAAATTGCGTTCTTTGTATTGTCTGAAATATCAGATTTCCATAGTTTTTTGAAATCCACCCCTGGCATTTTTATCTCGTCAAAAACTGACTCATCGTGGTGCATGATCTTCACCAGATGGGGGCCAATTGTTTCCGCGAACATCTGGGCAGGCTTTTTGAAGTTGATGCGCACAATGTCTTCGAAGGATTCTAGGGATGTCTGAATTGCAATGTCCTCGGGGAATACAGAGGCAAGGTCGGTTAGGAACTGACGCATGATATCGTTGAAGGAACTCATTATTCTTTCTATGATCTCATAAAAATTTTTCCTCTTTTTAACACACGGTGCGTCGATATCCCAGAAATAACTTAACACATTATGTATATATATCCTAATGACTATTCTCACAATTGAGTGTTTGTGCACGGAGCATGACCTCGAACTCCGCAAACTATTGTCCACCAAGCGCGGGTTTGTCCCATGCGATGTTGCGGTGAATTACAACAACCCCTCTACCATATTCTCAGCAGTGTCTACGTTTGCGTCTCTCATGAGGACGAGACATGGGATTTTACTGTTTCCCTTGTCCATGGTACAGCTTGTAGAGAGCGAATACTATGATGTCACTATGAATCTCATTCAAAAACTCGGGGTATGCGAACACAAACAACTCATTGTCTGCATAGACAGCAATCCAAATGACGTGCTAATGGAAAACTTGGAGCATGGCGTGCTAAAAACTCTTGATGAGATCAAAGAACTCCGCGCACTTGTCAACACGGAAGCCGAGGATTTCAGGGTATTTGGTAATACGTATAGTTTCTACCACACAGCGCCAGCAAATTTGATATCCGTGTCAAACCTTGTGCATATCGACACCATGTGATTTAAGAGCATTTTTTTTGTAGTAATCTTAATGGATTTCCGTGATATTAGCCCCCGCTCTCTGACCTGGACCCGTGGTGGTCGCAATGGCAACATCGTGGCATCCCGTTCTTCTAGCACCAGACCCATTGTGTTCCAGATTCCTCGAATGAATGCTACAATCAGCACGCATTCTCCTGGGATGTATCGGATGGATGTGAAACTAAACATGGCAGACAACACGCACAGGCAGTTTGCCGACTGGATAGCAGATCTGGAACAGTCGGCAGTTGGAACCTGGTCTTCAACACTGAATAAGAGCAACTTTTTGTATAATGATGGGTTTAGGGTGATGTTCTTTGCAGATACAAATGTTTTTGATTCGACGGGTGCTCTTTCTGTAGACTTCTTCAAGGCAAAGAGTGTGTCTTCTTTGTGTATTCTCCAAGGCCTTTGGACATCGGCCGACAAATATGGCATTCGCTTCAACGTAAAACAGCTGAAGTTCTTTGAAGACCCTTTGGAATATGAGAATTCTTCTAAGGAGGAAGAAATTGTCGCGAATAACTCTTTCATGTTTATTGACGACGATTGATCACATCATCCCATTGCCAAAACGTTCAATTATGCTTGTAATACCAAGATACAAACCTCCTGTTAGAATACTTATTGCCACAAGACCATACGATGTAAATTTTCCGGTGTCAATATTCACAGTCCATTGGAGATTTCTAGCCATCATAGGTGCTACATACCAAATAAGAAAATATACAACAGCGGACACAAGAACTGCATGTTTGATCTTTTTGGCTTTGAAACCGAGGATAGATTTCTCCTCGGGGGTAGGTGTTTTATCAATGTATATCTTCTGGACCTTCTGCTTGGGGGGAGGGTTTTGGAAGAACATTGGGTCGGGCAATAACTCTGATTTTAGAGGCCCTTGGTGAACGGGAGTTCCGTCGTGGGGAAGAAATTCTGAAATTGGAGAGCTCTGTGGCATGCCGCCGCTGTACATAGAAGCCTGGCTCTGCATCTGTTGCATCACATTGGTCTGCGCACTTGGATTCACAGGGGTCTGCATCATCATCTGAGGAGTTGGAGGAAGCGCATTCTGCATACTCTGCATCTGTGGAAACTGTTGGGGAATCTCTTGGGACATCTGCGGCATCTGAGACATACTTGATGCCTGCGACATCTTATTGATGTCCAGATTCTTTATAAGGTCTGCATATGAAGCAGACTCTCCTGGAGATTTTTCCGACACGCTCGTAGATATCGGAGCAGGAGGGCTTGGAAGTTTATTTATAGGAGTGGCATTCATGAGAGCGTCTTCACTCATTAGTGTATAAAATAAATATGTTTATTTTATACAAAATTTTGCGCACATGTAAAAATTGAACAAATAAAATGATGAAATAATATAAAATGGAAGATAACTTTGCATCTCTTGCTCTTGAGTTTGTCAAGGAGATTTCAGAGGTGTTTCCAGAGGAGGCTATTTTTTCCGAATGCGTTAAGAACTTTTCTTCGTACAACCCCAAGAAATTCTTGATTGATACAATCGGCAACCATCAGGCCTTGGTCATTTCCAAGGACGATAAGCTGTTTGACTTGGTAAAGATCCCAGGGCTGAACATCAAAACCCTCTGGTCATCTGTTTCGGACACCACAAAGGAGTCCATCTGGGCCTACCTTTCCACTCTTGTCATGCTGGCAACTGCGCTCAACAACACCCCCAAGGAACTCATGTCCGGCATCGAAAGCCTGGCACAGGAATTTTCCGATAAAATGCAGCACGGAGAACTCAACATGGAAACCCTGTTCACTGATGTAATGGAGCGCGTACAGCAAATGGACCTATCCAGTATGAAGGATGTCGATATTGGTTCACTAACCAAGTCCATGGGAATCGACCCTTCTATGATATCCAACATGATGGGAGGGGGCATCGATCCTTCCCTGATCCAGAACATGATGAACATGGTAGGTGGTGACGGTGATGAGGAAGACCTCCTGAAACTTCTAGAGACAGCAAAACCCCCACCCCGTCTGGAGGCACCAAAGAAGAAGAAGAAGTCTAAGGGTAAGGGATACGACCCTCTGAACAAGAAGAAGAAGTAAGTGCCAAATGTTTAAAATATTAACGCCTCCGCATTGGAGAACTGCTACGAGTTGGGCGCATACCCCCTGGGCGACCCATGGGTGATTTGGGACGCATACCCCCTGGGCGACCCATGGGTGATTTGGGACGCATACCCCCTGGGCGACCCATGGGCGATTTGGGACGCATACCCCCTGGGCGACCCATGGGCGATTTGGGACGCATACCCCCTGGGCGACCCATGGGTGATTTGGAACCCATA